TTAGGATAAAATACACCCCAAGTACTTATTGCACTGTAGTCAGCAGTTTCAGATTTTAAAAATGCAGTATCATATGATTGCAATATATATTCACATTCTGGTGGATCGTCATTTTCCCAAATTTGCCACCACTCTCTTTTAATGATAGCACCTTCTTCCATTGTAGGTTGCTGTAACCACTGGGCATTCCATTTAGAAACAGGAAGGGAAGTTTTAACTTTTAACAATTCTTCTTCAGACCAGAAATTGGGCCATAAAATATTGCCGTCATCAAATATTGCAGGGAACTCTACAACCTCCCAATGATCTGCATTTTCTTCGCCTTGTTTTTTTAATACCTCTGCTGTCAAATCTTTTGTAGACCAACGCGTCATAACAATAACAATACGACCGCCTGGTTGAAGTCTTTGTCTTGGACCGGAAGTATACCACTCATAACAATTCTCCATTGCCGAAGCAGATAAAGCATCTTGCTCAGAATGAGGATCGTCAATAACAAGGAGGTCAGCACCACGACCTGTAATCGCTGCACCAACCCCCGCCGCAAAATATTCACCGCCTGCTGTAGTTGCCCAACGCCCAGCGGCTTTAGACTCAGGGGAAACTTTTGTTTCTGGAAATACGGTTTTGTAATCTGGAGTATCAACAAGCATTTTGCACTTACGACCGAAACCTGTAGCAAGTTCGGTTGTGTGTGTTGCTTGAATAATTTTTAATTTAGGATTAAGTCCTAACATATAGGATGGAAAATAGATTGACGCAAACTCAGACTTTGTGTGTCGAGGTGGCATATTAATAATTAATCTTTTTAATTTACCAGACGCTATGTCTTGTAATTTTTTTGCATAAATTTTGTGATGACTACTTTCAATAAAATCGGGCCATAATTTTCTTACATAAGTTAAAAAATCACTACGAGCAGCATCTTTTTCTTGTAAAAAATTTAATCTCTCTTCTAATTGAAGAGCGTAACGAATTTGTTCTTCGTCTAAACTACTATAATCAACTTCTGCTTGTGTCATGTATTCTCGATACCCATAACATTAATTCTGTGTCTGACATATTATGTTTCATAATATTTACTGCCCAACATACTAAACGAATATTGTCTTTTTTGTAACCTATATCATTATCTATTCTATCTATTGAAATATTTGTATATAATTTTTTTCCGGTTCCATCTCTTTTGTGTGTCATATTAATACCACTGACTTGACACTTGCCTTTACACTTTAACCATATATCTAAAATATCTTGCCAAGACAAGTCCCAAGATTTTTCTCCTTTTATCTTTCGAGCAGATCGTAATTGTGTAAAATTTCTTCTTAAAAATTTTAGAGGGTCTTTATTGGTTTCATCATTGCGAATTTTTCTATTGCATTTGCGACAACGCCGTCGGTAGCAAGGAGACCCATTCCTTGAAAACATTTTTTCAAATGCTGTAATAGGTTTCGTTACTTCGCATGTATTGCACTTGCGTGAACTCTCCATAAATTCCTACATATAGTAGGTTTGATATTTATGCAACTAAATATTGATTATATGATTTGTAATACACATAAAAAAATAGTTGAAAAACAAATAAATGTAATAAAATTAAGCATTTAACACCCTTTAATTAGTAATGTTATATACCCATAGCTACATTTATCAACTGAATAAGATGAATAAATACTATTTATATTGGTAATATTTAACCAGTAAGTACGAAAATTACTATTAAAACACCAACAACTAATATTGGAACAAGCCATTTGTTATTAAATGGTTGTTTTTCAGTTACATAAGCCTCATTACCAGGAGTAGAGGGATCATCACTAACAAATCTGCCTTTAGATGTCCGAGCTCTTTTCTTAGCTGGTGCTTTTTTCGTAGTTTTTTTAGTTTTAGCTTTTGCCATTTCTTGCCTTCCTTATTGATTTCATGCCCCGTTGCCCAAACCAGAACGAAATCACGGTTGAAAACAAAATTTTCGTTTCCTCGTCCCAGCTAGCTAATATAGCCTGGCTGACATCATCCCCTTCTTGTACTGCAACATAGACAGCTAACCCTTTAATGGTAGCAAACAGTATAAAAAAGAAATAAGTGACGACGGGTCGCACGGATGCTTGTAGTGCAGATATAAAGGAAGACTTATTACTTCTAGCAAGTTGAGCAGCATGTTCGTAGATAGAACGAGATTCTTCTACATCTGCTGCTGCGTCGAGCTCTTCGAGTTTTAATTGACTTAAAACTTCAGCGTGCTTCGCCTGTGCATCCAATAATTTTAATTGGTGACGATTTTTCTGCCCCTGCTCGAAAAATCCTAAGAGCGTGGGGAGAAAAGAAGTTCCGAAGCCCAAGAGGCTTCCAACGAGTGACAGCATTAAATCTCTCCTTTTAATCTAAGTTTTACATAATAGATAAAAACTACATTAATTGGCAAGAGAAAAAAGAACATGGGCCAGTCTGCCATAAACATGTATTGCAAACCACAATAGACAGAGAACACTCCACATATGTAAAGTATTATCTTGAGAAGCTCAAGAGCGTGACCTGTCATTTCATCCATGATCTACTCGTCGGTAGATTTAGTAGAAATTTGTATGTCTATTTCTTGTGACTCTGGAATATTTGCTGAGATGTTAATTGCAGAACTTGCACATCCAGTTAAAACCATTACCACAAGACCTAAAAATAAATTTTTCATTGTTAACCTCTTGTATAATATTTTTATACAACTTTATTTAACGATTGTTAACTGTTAATTATGTTAAAAATATGTCCCAAAGACATCGATCTCTGGGTAGTTTTGAGAGGAAGGATTCTTTAATCCACGAACATAGTTACTAAATCCTCTAATCTTACTTAAATCTAAAGGCATTTGCATAACAGCTTTTGTTTCTTGCATAGGTGTCATTGGACCTTGCTGCATTATTGGCTGAGCAGTTCTTGCTGTAGGTTGTTGTGGTTGCGGATTAGGCTGTTGTGGTACAGGAGGTCTAGTCGCTGGATGCATGTTTGGTTGTTGCTGTAACACTTGACCACCACGACCAGGATTGTAAGCCTGCCCCCCGCCCATTGCATGGTTTAAGGGACCCTGTTGAAATGGTTGGTTCATGTTAGGTTGTCCAGGCATGTTTGGATTAAAATTCATTGGTATATATTATAATTTTTTTTTAAAAAGTCAATCGGAGTCCCTCTAGGGACCCAAAAAGTTAAAAGTTATTTTCGTTAGGCATAAACAGGGAACAGCTTTGCTGTTCCTTAAGAGTAAAATCGATGGGTAGGGGTGTAAATAAAAGGTATCCCTGAGCAATTTACACGCTCAGGGAACCTACTTTCTTATGGTATCCAGCGACCAGTAAAGACATAGTGAACCAGTCTAAATCCCCAAGCCAACAATCCGACTGCTGTAATAATTGGTAATATGAATATAAGTAAATCAATCATAATGTTAATGGCGGGGCATTACTGCCCCGCCCTCCCTTTAAAATTCTAAATAACCATATAGCAATTCACCCTTTTGGCTAACGCTATATATCTTATCAATTCTGAAAGTTCTAAACTCTTTTGAGAATGCTGGTCTAAAGCTGATATGTTCATCAGGGTTAAAACCTTTACGCTCCACTTGATGTTCGTCAGCTGATACTCTTACAGAGTAACGACCTAAACCTTTTGAGTTCATATAGACAATGTTACATACTCTATTCTTAGTAACTTTCCTAAGAGTGTCAAATGATAAGCCATCTTCTACCTCTACTTTGTCAGTTATTCTAGTTTTAGTGTTGTTCATTTTTAAGTCTCCATTTTTATTTATATTTAACATACTATTAATATAGTTATATTCTCCCATATTTCAAGATATTGATATTATTGAGGACAGCTGGTCTGTTGAATAACGCTGACCTGAAATAGGTAAGTCGGGCTATCTTGTGACGACCCGACCCGACCCGACCCGATTAAGTGGGGGCATTGCTGCCCCCATTCTCCCTAATAAATTCCAGTTTTAAATGGTTCTGTTAACTTAGTGTCCCATCTTTGATTGTAAAGACTTAGATTGTAAGCTTTTGATTTATGCCTCAAAGTTTTTTGGATCATTCTAAGAGTTTCAATCTCGTCACTTGTTAACTGTTGTAAATCATTCCAATCTTCTAATCTTGCGTAGATTGCTAGTAAGTTTCCAACAGACTGATTAAGATCAAACTTAACTAAGTTATTAGTATCAAGATAACAAACTGCGTTATGTAATGCCTTTACGCCTTCATTTAAAGAACGGCATCTAGTGTCACTTATGCCAAGATTTCGGTTAAGATATCTTGAGTATAAGGTCTCGCAATAGTTATCAAGCAGATCATGCTTTGGGTTATTTAAAATTTCCTTTACAGCAGGAGGGACTGATGCAGCCTCCCCTTTGCTGGCCTTGTTTGTCAGGTCTTTTTCGTTTGTAGACATGCTTCTAATATAAACATATTCTCCCATAAATCAAGATATTAATGGGCCGCCGTCACAAACAATGGAGTGAAAAGACTGCGACCCCTCCTCGCCAGGAGTGTTCTTTTACATGTAACCCGACTCGGCCCGACCGCACCGCAGCCGAGCCGACCCGATGTCTTAGTTTTTGTTAAGAGCTGGGTATAATTCTACCAGGCGTAACAAAATCGTAAAATTTTCCGTTAGATTTTACAGTGTTTAATATTCGTTGACCTTCCTCATTACATGGATAG